GGATCAGCTCCTAAAATAATTAAATGTCTGTCTTTTTCTGAAGTTATAGCTTGTAGCCCAACTGTTGGAACTTGGTTAGCTCCTGTAATTCCAGATAAAGCAACTGCTCTTGTACTTGTACCACTTTGTTCTAACCATCTGTATATACCGCCACCCCTCACATTCATAATTAAATTTTCACCAAAATGATCGTGTGTCCAAAGTCTTAATTGATTACTAGCAGATATAGCACTAGAACTGCCCCATGTACTAGCTCCCCATGTTCCTGTACCCCAACCTGTTGAAGCTACATAAACATCTAAACCTACGTTGATTTGATAAGTTCCTACTACCGAACTACCTCCATTACCACTATCACTCGCATTAGCTGTAACTGTAGCTCCTGAAGTATCTTTAGCTGTAATTTCATAAGTGTTCGTCCCTGTAACCATAGCTATTTGATATTCTTGGTTTAACACAGCAGCAGTAATATTACCGCCTAAAGTTGCTGCACCGCTAAAAGTAACAAAGTCATTGGTTACTGCTCCGTGGCTTGTGTCTGTTACAGTTATTGTAGAACTGCCGTTAGTAGCTGCAAACGTTACGTCTCCTGCTGAAGTTGTACTCCTGATAGGTGTAACATCGTCAAAGTTTGTACCTTCTTTGATGTAATACTTCCAAGTTGTGCCTACGCCTAAATATTTACTACCTTCTAAAGATACCCAAGCATGAAGTGCTCTAGCTTTTCCTAGATATGTGTCAAGTGTGTCTTTTGCCCAGCCACCTATTTTTTGTACTCGACCGTTCTTAAATCGTATTAAGTTTGAGTCAAACCAACCACCCTCATTATCGTATTCAGTTCCTTCTCTATTAATTCCAGGTCTAAATATAAATTTGCTCAGTGCCATTATTACACCTCATACCAATCTTTACCTTCAAACAAAAGAGATTCTGCTTCTCTTCTTCTTATCAAACCTTTTAAAACTTTACCGCCCGCTTTGTTCCATCTTCTCATTTGAGCAGGAACTTCATTGTATTTTCCTTCGTTAAGAACTTTTAACATTGTAGAACTTTTTAGGTTTGTTGGACCAAGATTGTACACCCAACAAACTAAACCATCAAACTGACATTGACTTAGTTTAACCTCTACCATGTCGTTTATGTAACCTTCGTACTCAGGCATTTCTTCTATCAAAAGATGATGAGCTTCATCTTTATTGATTTTATCGCCTTCTTTTACATCTTTAATATGTCCGTAGCCTATAGTCCAAACACCAACAGCATCTTGATAGGCTTCGAGTTCACAGCCTTCAAACTTTTTAATTAATGATAAGCCTTCTTCAGATATATTCATTTTATTCATCTTTGTCTGGTGTATTGGATGCACCGAAGTAAAAACTAATTATCGCAGAAGCTAGTCCACCTAAATACCCAAGTACAAGATTTATTAATGCTTCGCTGTTTTGTTCTGGAGGTTGTATAGTTACTAAAAATATATACCCCATGAATCCACCTATTACGGCTATGCCTATGATTCTAGCTGTCCAGTCTTTAGAAAAAGTTTGTCTAGCATTTTGAGTGTCTTGTACTTCTAGTTTAAAAACATCTACCTCTAGTTCTTTCATTTTAAGTTCAAACTCAGCTTCAGCTTTCTTTAGCTCAAGCATTTGTTCTGGTGTAGCGTTGTCTATAGCTTTCTGTATTTCTTTAGGTTCGTTCTTACAACCTAATACGTCTGCAATCATATTAGCTGCCATACCGCCCATTGGTCCACCTAATGCTGTGCCTAGGGTTGGTGCTACTGATCCAACTAAATTTTTAAGTAATGCTTTCATATTTTCCTCGCCATGTATATATGTTTAATGGGTCTTTTTTCCCTTTTACCTGTATAGGTTCTAATAAGTTTAACTTAATTCCGCAACTTTTTTTAGTATTCTCTCCTATTAATATATCTGTACCAACTTCTTTAGTAGCACTCTCTAGTCTAGCTGCAGTGTTTACAGCATCACCTATAGCTGTGTAATCAAATCTTGTTTCACTACCCATATTACCTATCACAGCATATCCAGTGTTTACACCTACACCTATAGCTACATCTATATCTGCTTCTTTTATGTTTTTCTGTATTTCTATTGCTGCAAGAACAGCTTTATTTTCATGACTTTCTAAATCTAAAGGCGCATTAAATATAGCCATCATTGCATCACCAATATATTTATCAACCATGCCACCGTGTTTTTGTACTGCTTGTTGTTGTATAGTAAGAGCTTGATTCATAATTTTTGTCACCTCTTCTGGTTCTAGAGTTTCTGATAAAGCAGTAAATCCTCTTACATCTGTGAATAAAAAAGTACAATATCTTTTTTCTCCACCAAGTTTTAATAATTCTGGGTTATCTTGTAGCCTTTTTACCTGATCTGGATCAAGGTAGTGTTCAAACTGTTTTTTAATCTGTTGTCTTAGTTTAAATTGAGTACGAAAATTTAAATAAAAACCTATGCTTGCTGTCAGTATTTGAGAGACTAACGACCAAGTTACGTCGATAAGGATACCTTTACGTATCATGTAAAGACCTGCAAGGACTGTTAGGAGCGATATAGAGCTACTTAGTAAAATACCTGAGGTTATACCCATATTTACTATAATTAGCCAAATTAAGGATATAGTGAGTACTAAAGTAAGTAATTCAACAGCTAAAGAGTAGTCTGGTATATGTGGACTATTTTCTATTAGAATACTTTCAGCCAATGCAGCTTGTATTTTATGTGGTTCTAATAGTCCTACAGGTGTAGCAAGTTGAGGCATAATGCCTTTAGCAGTAAAACCTACGAAAACAAATTTATTTTCTACATTCATCTCCTGCAAAGTGGTTTGAGGAGTGTTCACCCAACTTACCCATTTTCTACCAAAAGAATCTACAGGAACAGAAGGTAAACCTTTTACTCGTATTTCTTCTAAGCCATTTTGATTAGTTTTAATTAAGTATGTATCTGCTCCAGCTAATATTTTTAACACCTCTATACCGTACGAAGGAACCCATCCTTCAGGTGTACGCATTAATAAAGGTAGTCTACGAACTAAATTATCGACATCAGTTCTAGCAACAGCTAACCCTTGACTTGCGTTCTGTTTTAAAATTTCTATATTTTCTACCACACCTTGAGAATATATACCGCCTGTGTCTTCACCTAAAATCACTGTGCCTGTTGTTGGAGGGTATGTGTCTGTGTTGTTTTCGTACATAGCTAGTACACTAGGAGAAAAACCTAAAGCCTCTGTAAAATCAAAGTCCCCACCAAATCTATCTGGTTGCGGAAAAGCTACAACCCAACCCACCCCTATAGCTCCACTCCTTAGCAAGTTTATTTGTATTTGTGCTAATGTTTGTCTGGACAAAGGATAACCACCTTCATTAGCTATATCTTCTTCTGTTATGTTTAAAATTGTAAAATACCCAGAAGGTTTTTGTTGAGATACAAAAGTATCAAATGTTTTTAATTTTAATATTTCTAATGGAGTAAGTTGTAAAATTAAAGGTAAACTAAATAAAAACAATAATATTGGTAGTGTTAAACGTTTCATTAATCCCCTTGTTTTATAGTGATTGTGTTAGAAGAACCACCGTTAACTTTAATTATATTTTCTACACCATTTTGAAGTAGGATTAATGTGTATGAACTACCGCCATCCACATCTACACGAACCGAATCACCAACGTTTCTTCTAAAACTAACTAACTGACCTGTTATAATTGTAGTTATTTGACTGACCTTATCTTGACCTATTTCTGTGCCAGATATTTTTATGCCTGTGGCTATTTGGTTTAGTTGATCTTCTTCTTCACTTACAGCTAATGCATCAATAATATTTAAGAGATCTTCAAGGAAGTTAACATCCAGGTAATTGATATCTAATTCTGTAAACTCCAGATCTGCTTCGTTATCTAAAAAATCTTCTGCTAAAAAATCTATATCTAAATCTGCAAAATCTAGATAATCTGCTGTGGTTCCTGTTTGAGCTTCCTCCTGCAAGTTCTCTCTTTCTCGTGGTGGGTTAACTATTAACATATTGTCAATAAGTTCTAAACTAATATCAAGTGTCACAGGCTTGGAAGGTGCTTGATTATATGTCATCGCAGTCGTAGCTTGATACGGTTGATTTAGTATAACTTGCCCCATCGCTGTAGCTACGACTATTTCACCACTAGAATTACCATACTCATCAGGTAAAAGTATAACTAAAGAAGAACCAGTCTCTGGTGTTGTGGTTATTGTAAAATCTG